GCCTTAGGCGACTCTGGGGGTGGCAGCAGCAATAGAGACTCGGTAATTAAGGAACTTTTTGGAGAATATACCGCCCCTGCACTTGCCAAGCCTGGTCAAATCGCTCCCCCCGCTGCCGGTGATCTTGACGGCAATGGAAACGGATCAGGCAGAAGTGGCGTCGATAAAGCCCTTGTAGCAAGGAACGCGGCGTTGAAATTGTCTGAGATTCTTGATAGACAGCTGCGCGATATTTCTTTGAAAACAGAAGGAATTGGTGCTTCAGCTGAACAAGCTATTGAGAACCAGTTTGCCAAAGCTTTTAATAAAGCAGCTGACAAAGCAGATGACCTTAGGGCAAAGTTGGCCAATTACGAAGCTGAAGCGGGTCAGGCTTTTCCTGAAATTACTGGCAAAATTAACGAACTAGAGTTAGCTCTTGTTGATGCTGCTGATGCGCAAAGAGCCTTTGCCATGCAACAGCTTGCAGACAAAAGGTTCGGTGAAAAGCTCAAAGGTTATGGCTTCACTGGAGAAGCTCTTGATGCTGGGGGGAAAATTTTTGCAGCTGGGGCGCTTGATCAACAAGCCTTCCCTACTGGCATTGACAGCATTTTAAACCCGAGCAAGATAAACGTAGAAATTCAAGAGCTAAAGAAAGACCTTGAAGAATTAATTGATCCAGCGAATCAGGTAATTGGTGCAGCAAACGCTATTGGCAGTGCTTTCTCGAAATCATTCACAGACGCAATTACTGGTGCCACAAGTGCGAAGCAGGCATTAGCTGATTTCTTCAAGAGCGTCGGCAGCTATTTCTTGGATATGGCGGGGCAGATTATTGCAAAGATGATAACGATTTCAATTTTGAATGCTGTGACGGGTCTTTTGCCAGGCGGTGGCGGCGCTGGCAATTTTAGTCTTGGCGGCTTTGGTGATCTAAGTCCTGACGCGGCATCTGGAACTTCTGGTTTCTTGTTTGGCGCAAATCTTTCAGGTCGTGCCAACGGCGGCCCAGTCAGCGCAAACACGCCCTACATAATCGGCGAACGTGGGCCTGAGCTTTTTATTCCAAGGCAAAACGGTTCAATTACTAACAACGACCAGTTCGAGGCAGCCCGTAAAGCAATGGGCGGCGCAAAAAATAGCTCTAATGACGCCTTTGCCGAGAATGCTGAGGCCATCGGCGTATCAACGTCTTACACTAAGGAAAGAGTGATGGAGCGTGAGCGTATCGCTTCAATTAACAGCAGTCCTATTGATGTCAGGACTGAAACCACTGTCATCAACAACGTGGAGTATGTCACAGTTGAGCAGTTTTCACAGGGCATGAAATCAACAGCTCGTGATGCTCAAGCGAGAGTTCTGAGTGACCTACGCAACCGTCCAGCCACTCGCGCACAGGTGGGGATCAAATGACGATTGCGATTGGCACATACATAAAGCTACTGAACCACGCTGGCGCTCCAGCCGGTTATGGCTTCCAGAATTTTCATCACGGCGAAACAAGAACCTATAACGGCGACAGTTATGTATTTGCGGCCTTCGGTTTTTCCGGTGGGACGGTTGATCTACAAGCTGCAAATATCAGTGCCAGCCTTGTCTTTGACGTTAATCAACTCGACCTAGTAGTTTTCCAGCAAGCCGTCCAAGAACGTTGGCTGATTCAAATCCGTACAGTGTGGCTTGACCCCGATACGTTAGAAGAGGGCAATACTTATGGAGAAGAAGTTTATGCAATCACAGGTCTGGGACATGATACAAGTCGCTTGTCTGTTCGGCTCGGCAGTCCATTAGATGCTGTAAGCCAGAACGCTCCACGCAGATTGTTGACACAAGACCTTGTTGGGAGCCTTCCATCTACCGGAAACATAAACCTTCAATAATGCTGACCCCAAACCGCCAGATTGCTTTACTGCCGCAAGATCGACAGATCATGCAGCTCACTGGAATGAGCGAAAAGGATTATCGCTTTTTCATGCGGCAAGCGATTCTGCATTCCAAGTTGCGACCTGGGGAGCCAACAGCATTCATCGACCCGGTTTCAATCCTTATTCAGCTAGTCATTGGCATTGCCTTGACTTATCTAGCGACATTATTGGCCCCAAAACCAAAGGCACCAGAAGCGCAGAACCTCGATTCCAAGACGGTCCAAGGTCAGAATCTGGTCAATGGTGCGCGTTTTACACCCAAAAGTGGTTTTGACTCTGTTCAAAACGTGGTCGAGCTTGGTTCTGTTGTGCCGCTTGTGTATGCAAATAGGCAGGTAATCAACGGTGTTGCTTATGGCGGAGTCCGAGTCAATACAAATTTAATTTGGTCACAGATTTACAGCATTGGTGGCGGCCAACTACTTAGAGCAGTGTTCTTAATAGGGGAAGCCAGTATCACAAACCTAGATGCCGAACAGTTTGCAATTGGCAACAACTTAATTAATGGATACGACCTAAACAGTGATTTTGGACGTATCACGATTTACTCAAGCCCCGATGGTGGGCGTCTTAAGTCTTCTGATCGCATTGCTGGCCAACTCGCTGCAAACGATACAGGCAACGCTGAAAATCTTGGCGGTGGGGATGTTTTTCAGGTTCGCGGCGTAGGTAACGCATGGGCAACTGATTTTTGTTATGTATCCACCCCAAGCAACCAGACGGCATTCGGACTTTATGGATTTATTGGAAACAACTTTTCATTTAGGGTAAACCCTGCTTTCCGTACAGCTCGCAAGGCCGAAACTAGATCCGATGGCGAGCTTAACTGCGCCGCAGACTGGCAGCAAATGGCCGAGCGCGATAAACAGAACTACATTTTCCCAGGGCGTGTTGGCGCTATTGGTGGCTCAGACGCTCTGACCAGTCTGGCTGTTGGTGATGATGTAACAGTAACGATTTACTCAAGCTCCGACATACAGCGAGTATTTCAGCGAGGTGGTGATGAAGGCGAGGCTAGTTGCGGCGACGTAGGTCAAGCTGTTGCTTCTCGCCAAAGATCCAATGACGAACAGATCAACTATGGAGACCTTTACCGGATCGGCAGCGCATTAGCAATCTGCAAGCAAAGGTCAGCTGGAGTTTTCGTTTCTGATGCAGACAATGATCCTGTCGGTGGTGGCACGACAACCACTGCAACGTTTGAAGTTATTCGTGCTGGTCAGGCGAACTTGTGGGCTGCTGGAACGGTGCAAGCAGCTGGCGGTTACAACGCCACACAGAGCAGTCACATTATGCAAGCGGCGGAAGCAATTTTTTCAACTGAACGTCAGGGCCGTGTCGTTGAGGTCGGAATCCGCAGCAATCTTCAGGTAAATATCTTAGGGCTGTGCAATTTCAAAGACGCTAGGGGTTACGAGCGAATTGATGATGACGCTTGCGACAAAGACGACGGCAAAGACATTGAGGATGCAAACCTAACTAATTTTATCAGCGGTCAATACAGCACATTTGAGACACGTTATTCATTCTTTCGTGTCAGCTACCGGATTGCAGGATCCAATGACTCCTATACCGATCTAAGTCAGCTATTTGGGGTACGAAGCACAACAGGAGTCGCAGTGTATAACTACCTGCGTTTCGAGTTCGCTGACGTTCGCCGCTGGGAGATTCGCATGACCCCAGTTAGCGGCTGGGAAGTCCGAAACAATATTGCAACGGGTGATCTTGAAGTATTAGACCCGCATCTAGGCAATCTAAGGACTGTAACGAGCGGCAGCGTCAGTGTGTCTTACACAGGTGAGCAGGTGGCGCGTAGCCAAGACACATTTGCTATCCAAAGCTTGTCGCCACTGGAAACAGAAGTTACGGCTGTTGATACAGCAGGAATGACCGTCGGAAAAGGCTATCAAGCTGGCACGTATAACGTAATTCTTGACGCCACAAGCGGCTCTGGCAGAAACGCTGAAGCCACGATTGTGGTGACAGTGCCAACAGTGGGAGGGGGGCCAGATCCCGCTGGCGGCAGCATCACAAGCTTTACTCTCACAAACGGAGGCAGTTTATTTCAAATCGGCAACACATTACAAATCCGTGACCCAGGGAGTGTCCCGGGATTGATCTCATCATCGGTTCCAATTACCCAAGTTTTTTCGATCAATGTCACTGCTGTAACAAAGAAAGACCTTGGAACAGGTTTTGATGATGGCGATTTTTACGCGGATGCCTACGCTCGTTTAGCCGAATCATTTATTTACAACGAAATCACTGCTAGTACCGACCAGCCCGAACATCAGGTTGTTTATATCAATACGATTACTGCCAATACGAGCACACCAAATTATGAAAAGATGGCAATTGTCGGCATGAACATTCGCAGCAGCAAAGAGATTAGTACGTTGAGCCAATTTAGTGTTTATGTGAATAGCGGAATCAATGCCACGTCAAGCTTTCCCGAAGTATTGCTAGACCTGCTAACAAATGACAGGTACGGAACTGGGCAAGTTTTAAGTTCTGCTCAAATTGATCAAGCGTCATTTACTGCAGCGTCCACATTCACTTATAATCGCCGGTACTTCTTTGACGGAGCGATCAGCGACAAAATTAATATTAGGTCGTGGGGAGCGCAGACAGCTGCCAATTATTTGCTCGACCTAGTGATTCGTAACGGCAAGTTTGCGTTGGAACCTGTGGCCAGCTTCGATGCACCTGAAACTATTACGCAGTTGTTTACAAGTGGCAATATTCTCGAAGATTCTTTCTCGCTTTCGTTTTCCGATGATCAAGATCGCATACCGCCAAAGGTTTCCGTGATTTGGCGTGAAGAGCGCGAGACAAGCGGAACCGTTGGAAAAGGTCTTTTCCCAGTTTCACGGGAAGTGACAGTACGGGAAAGCAGCACACCTGAAGATGCTCCATTAGAGAAAATTGATTTAAGTGATTACTGCACTAGTCAGCGTCATGCAATTGATCGCGCCAAGTGGGAATGCTTGACGCGACGACTTGTCACTCATAGCGTTACTTTTAAAACCACGCCTACAGAGGCAGAATTGGACATTGGGTCGGTTTTCAAGCTAGGCATGGAAACGATCAGTTACAACCAGCCCCAAAATGGCGCTATCACCGAGGACGGAACCGTAACGTCATGGCCCGAGATCGCAGACGGCACCTATGACGTGTTGCTTTGGGACGGAAAGGATAATGCAATCAAGGAGGCATCGCTGACGATTGCCAGCGGCAAATGCACTCAAAGTTCTGCTGTTTTCTGCTTAAAAAATTCCATCAGCAGTGTCCAAACCTACAAGACCCAATCTCTCTCATTTGACGAGGACGGTAACATAGATGTTGTAGCAACTTACTACCCAACTGCTGACAGCGGTTACTCTCAAATGGTGGCCGAATTTGACGACAGCAACTTTGTAATTGAGGGGACGTAAGAATGATCAATTTTCCAGCAGTAAGGCCAACACGGCGTAGCTTTACACCGGGCGAGTACCCAACCAAGCGTTTTGACAGTATTAGCGGTGCAGGTACGACCCGGCTATATGGGAGTAAGGCATTTAATGCAACGCTGGATCTAGAATTTTTGCTTGATGATACCAATACTGCAGCAGTTCTTCAAAGCTGGCACGACAGTCGTGGTGGAGCAAAAATCTTGACCTTACCTGCGACAGTGTTTGAAGGTATGGCCGGACCAGAGAATCAAATACCAAGTTACTTGAACTGGAGGTGGTCTGAAATGCCAAGCGTCGAGTCTTTGGTGCCTGGTCGATCTAGAATACGGGTAACGTTGGTAGCAACTCTGGACGGCTAATGGGAGTCTTAACAGGAAGTGATGGCGAATTAAGATTCAACGGCAGTGCTGTAGGTAAGTGCCGAGAGTGGAGTCTTAGTGTTTCAAAAGACGCATTAGAGGATACATCGATTGGCAGCTACGACAGGACATATGTCGAAGGCATGAGGGGTACAACTGGATCAGCGACTGTTCTGTACGACCCCGGCAACAACCCTGCGACTACATTGCTCAATTCTGTTTTTAAAAACAACGAGGCGAGTGACTCCGTAGATTTTGTACTTCGCCGTCAGGATGGGACGAAGCTTAGTTGTTCTGCCTTTGTAACCAGCGTCAGCCCAAGCGTTTCGGTTGGTGCAGTGCAAGCAGTATCTGTGAGCTTCCAAGTGAATGGGAAACCCGTCGGTAATTTCTAATGGCTGTACTTGGCGTTGGCGGGAAGCTGCTTTTAAAACGAACAGCCCCGGAGTTGTTTGTTATTTCAGACTCGGCTTTGGATGTCGGAAACAACCTTTACACTGCGTCTAAATCAGGTTACTGGAATGGAGATCGTGTAACTGTTGACTGCTTGCCGACAGCGACTGGCCCGTTCCCCCCAAGGGTTGACGGATACGCAAGTTATTACGGGAGTAACTGGTTTTTAGGACCAAACAGAACGCAAATAAGCAGCAACAGCGACAGGTTTTATAAAACTTCAACAGAACAGTATCCTGACGGCGACGGGTTTGTTGTAACGCAAGCAGGAGATCAGCTTATTACTCAGTCTGGTGACGATTTTTTTGCTTCGACAACTGTGGGTGACGGTTCGCAGTTTTATTCACGCGAAGGTGACACTTCTGGAGGTAACGTCATTCCACCTTGCGCCTCTAATGAATATTACATGCACATCGACAGTTTGGACCGCGTAAGCTTTTACCTTGAACGATGCGATGCCCTTGCTGGGTGTCTGCCTAACCGGATTAATCTATTCTCTGTTGCGGGGGACGTTACTGTTTCCCCGTATGAAGCGGCTTGGCAGCAACTTTGTGACCTTGCTCAATGGTCGCTTGAATTAAATGCTCCAAGCGTAGAGACTACCTCCGTATCAGAAAAATTCGGCAATGCAGTCAAGTCGTTGGTCACGGGTGGCGGTTCTGCTGAGTTTCTCATCGACCGTAAGTGTTACACCAACGATAAGAACAGCGGCCTTGCGCTGTTTCAATTACTGATGATGACGGAGAAAGGATGCGAAGCTACTGCACAATTCTGGATGGTTGACAGAGAAGGTAGCTGTGGCGATATTAACGGATCGATCCAAGGCGGTCTGTACTATGAAGCCAACATCTTGGTCACTGCAAGCGCCGTAAACCTACGCCCGGCGGAAATCGTGGCAGGCACGGTGCAGTTTGTGACGACAGAAGACATTAAACTATTGGTAACTTCCTGACTCTAAAAAACGTGACTGAGATCAGCCGTGCGGGCCAAGCTGGGTCTTTGGGACATATTGATACCACCCAAGCCCAGTTTCGTGGGCAGGTGGATCTAGTCGCAGATGAACTGAGGCAGTTAGCTGGTAACGCGGATTTGCCGTCAGACCCGCTGTCTGCTCCATATGTTCTTTATGTAAATGGGTACACCGGACAAGATACCTTTGTTGGTGGATCGTACCAAGCAACCGAAGTTGAAATCGAGCGGCGTATAAGCCTGCAAAAACTTGAATGCGGGTATTCCGAGGCGCGACCATTTAAAACCATTAACCGCGCGGCGATTGAAGCAGCCATTATCACCAGCCGCGACTGGTTCACTACACAACGCCAGAAAGACCGTGCCTTGGTTTCAATTGTTGTTGCGCCAAGTGAGTATATTGTCCTGAACGACGATGGTAAGACATTTAGCTCTGCCGACTTCCCAGCTAGGAGCAGTTCCTATGAACCAACTGATGCAGATCTAATTAGCTTTAACGATCCATCGGGCGGGGTAATACTGCCCAGAGGGTGCAGCGTCGTCAGCTTGGATCTACGCAAAACACTGTTACGCCCCAACGCTGTACCAGCATCTGCTAACGAAGCAGCAGATTACAGCAACCGAAGATCAATTTTTAAAGTTAGTGGAACGGGTTACTACTATGGTTTTACGTTCAAGGACAAGTTAAACGCCACCCACAGTCACCATTTGCTGCATTGTTTTGAGTTTTGCAGCCAAGCCGAACTTGATTTGTTCTATCAAAAAATTCTGGCAAGTTTCGCTGCTGCTGGTCTATCTGCAGGCAACACAGTTTCAAGCGACACAGAGTACCAAATTGTTGGACCGTTACCCAGCACCCCTACGTCAGCCACAGACACCGTAGGTTCTGCGAGCCCATATATCTACAACACAAGTGTCCGCTCAGTGTGGGGCATGGGCGGTGTTTTTGCGAACGGGAACAAGCCAGAAGGCTTCCGCAGCATGGTGATTGCTCAGTTCACATCTGTGTCCCTCCAACAGGACATGGGCTGCTGGCAGCTGTATTCCAGTGGGGCATGGGGAACAGTTGCTGACTACACGACGTATATCAATGCATCACCTGACAACATCAGGATGAACCCCGACCGCAGATCGTTTCATATTCGTGCAATTAATAACTCTGTTATTCAAGAGGTAAGTGTATTCGCTATCGGCCAAGGAATCCACCATTGGACTCAATCAGGCGGCGAATTGACCATAACCAACAGCAATAGCAACTACGGAGGATGCGCTTCTTTGTCTGAGGATTACCGTACCTATGCATTTAATAACGATAAGAATTGGACGACAGGCCGTTTACGTGTTGCAAGCAACCTCGCAGAAAAAAGAGGAAACGTAGTTAAAGTCTATGTTGGTGATGTTGCTGACGGTCAAACCGATGCTGCAATCCAAAGCCAAAATTGGTTCAACTTGGGTCAGTCTTTAGAAGAAAGTGTTGTAACACCTGGCGAGCCCAACATTTTACGTGAACGGGATTACACGTTTCGCCAAGGATCTTGGCTATGGATTGAGAATCCTATAGGCGCTGATTACAGAGTACAGCTGCCTGCTAGCACTTGGGACGTAACTGATCCTGACAAGTTAAATTTCTTGGGGACCGTTGAAAACGAAGACGGCATTCAGCCTGGTCAAGCTATTTTGACACCTTCAGGAGTACCAACAGGCCAATACTATCCGTCACTTGCAGGCCGGAGAGTTTACATCCGCCGTTTGCGAGATAACCGTTCTAGCGAGGCAAAACGCTTCAGCTTAATTTTAAACAACACGAATAATCAGTGCCGTTTACCTGTTCGTGATTATGTAGCGCAAACGCCAACCTCAGGGATCCCAAACACCAAAATACTTACAGTTTTGCAAGTCGGTGGCGAACCAGCCAGTGGCGCTGGCGTGAAGAGAACCGCGAGTGTTGTATTACGTCGTCAAAATCCTGCGGCACCGTGGACTGCTGGACGGTATTACCGTCCTGGCGACAATGCTACGGCAAACGGAAAGCACTATATGTGCGTTAAGGAAACAACTGCTATCTCATTCCTAGATAGCGAATGGCAAGAGGCATTCGTCCACATGGAAGAGGCTTATAACAACGAAGACTTCTTGCCTAATGCACAACCAGAAATTACTTTTGACAACGACACTGATGGCAGCGGGACATCCGTAACTTGTGGTTACAACTTATCAACTGTATGGAGCACTGACCCGCTAATTATTAACCAATACCGCACAGCTACTGATTACTTGGGGATACATTCGTTTCTTGTGAGCATAGGTTTTAGCGACAGCGATGCACACACAATTCTGCTGCCCAGAGCATTTGATGACCGCGACCGTAACCCTGGAACGCAGTTAGACGGTATTGCGCCACCAAGCGGTGCTGCTACTTCGTGGGCAAATTGGCCACTGGAGTTCCGTCGTCCAAGCATTATTAGATTGTTTGGCCATGCCTGGGAATGGGCCGGATACCTGAACTACACCAAGGCAATGCCTCAGTACCAGCAAGAGCTGGGCAACATTAACCGCTTTACTTATTACTTCACGCATCAAAACGGCGGACGAGTTTACGCATCTGGCTTTAACCAAGAGGGGTTCCTTGTCAATAACCGAGGATTAGAAGACCTAGCAACCGGATCAGTTTTAAGTGTTGATCAGCTAGGAAGTGATGAGTACACAATTGATTTCCCTACCTATTACGAGAACCTTTCTGTTGACAATTTAACTGTAAATTCTCGACTAAACTTAACAAGTTCTGAAATCATTGGCAGGCCAACGTGGCAAGAAAGCGGTTCTAAACCCTATCTAGCCACTGTAGATAAAATCAGCATGGGGCCATTTGGTGGACCGTTACCTGAATTGCCGCTTTCCACCCAAACGCAAGAGGGTGTAATTCGACTAGCAACTGAGCAGGAAGCGCAGGCATTTGTACGCGATGACCTAGCAATTAGTCCCGCCACGTTGATTAAGGCCCTGGGCGATGCAGTTAAGAGTGTGGTTAATGCTCGCATTAGCTTGAGTAGCACAAGTGCTATCCCTAGCAGCAATCAAAGCGGCAGCACAATTTACTTGCATCCATACAACGGCAACGAAATTGCTCTTTACAGTTCAATTACCCAACGCTGGGGTGTGCGTCGATTTGGCGGTGTTAAGTCGTTCTCACTGTCTGGGGCAGGAACAGCTGATACAAACTACGACGTTTACATCAGGGACACCGACCCAACCAATCCGACAACACCGACATTAGCTGTAAGTTTTACTGCCTGGAGCGGCGATAGAACACCACCAGCAAGAGGCGAACAAGACGGGATTTTGGTTAAGAGCGGCGACTCAACGCAAAGGCTTATGGGAGTTATCCGCACCACAACAGCGGGCAACAGTATTGTTCGCTTAGGCGGTCTTATTCCGGGCTCAAATTCGGCAAATTATCCACAAATGTATTGCGCAAACCTGTATAACCTCTATGACGTAAGCAGCCGTTACTTCTTCGGAACCCCATGGGATGCCGTCACTTCAGGTTGGTCTGTTGTTCCGGCATCTGTGTATTCCACAGCGCCACGAATCAGTTTCGTGCAAGCATCGAACACTCTCGTTACTGCTTTTTTAGACATTTATTCTAATTATTCAGGCAGTGGCCACTACGTTTATGTGGCTCCTGGCATCGATAGCACTTCGTCCCCACCGGATGACGCTTTCTATGGTGAAACCGATAGCAACAACGGCACGGCTGGCTCCCAGTGGGCGCGTACATTAGCTGAAGGTAAGCACGACATCTATTACCTATACAAGCAATCTGGCGGAAACGTTGTCAACGAGCACGAGGCGCATGGGTCTATTGTTGTGGTTAAAATCTGATCGGCGCAACCTGCTCGCTATATGGGTAGCAGTTAAACTATAGACACGCAGTTCCCGTCGCTAGTCATGGCAAACGTCAAAATCACAGAACTAACGGCAGAAACCAACCCTGCCAGCACTGACGTATTGCCGATTGTTGATGTCAGCGCTGATCTGACCAAAAAAGTCAGCATTGCGGATCTGCTGGAGAATGCTGGAACGGGTAGTGCTGCTGCACCTTCGTTTAGTTTTGATGGCCGTAATGATACGGGTATTTACAGTCCAAGCGAAGGTCAGGTAGCTATTAGCACTAATGGTGTTGAGCGCGTTGAGTTTGGCACCAGCGAAGTGGTGTTCAATGATGGCGGTGCTAATGTTGACTTCAGGGTTGAAGGCAATACTAAATCTAATTTGTTCTTGATTGACGCAGGAAATAATAGCATTCAGACCGATGGCCCTATTGGCGTAGGCGGTGCTAGCTATGGAACAGCAGGTCAAGTACTTGTCTCCAATGGATCCAGTGCAGCCCCAAACTGGGAGCAGGTTAATCAATCCGCAGTAGTCAGGGTCGAAGATTACGGAGCAGTGGGGAATGGGCAGTGGTCATATAATTCTTCCACTGGAAAGTATTCGCTAGCTGGAACGGATGATACAGCTGCGATCAATAGCGCGATTGACTATGTTTACAATAATGGTGGCGGAACTGTCGTT